GGATATAAAATCTCCACAGCCATATCTTTGACTTGTTAAAAGGTCGAATAAGCACCAGGCTGGATCTGTTGTCCATTGCGCTGCTCCAAGTGTTCCGTTAAAAACATAATTTATTGGATATATTATTCTGCCGTTGTTTGGGTCAACTGTGACACCATTTGGAATTTTTACTTTTATACCTTTTATTAGATAAGACCTTTTAGGTACTGAATTGAATTGTTCTGCATCTATTCTTAACCCAAGAACAGCGGAGTTAGGATAGTTAAATCTTTGACCAAAAGTAACAGTTCCAGTTACGTTTGCATCAACTGTATGTTCAGCTTTAATTACAGTAGGTGAGACAACTGTATTAACAACCATACTTGTATTTGTAGTTGCAGCATTACTAAACTCACAACCAATACTGTCTCCCACTTCTAATAAATGATCTGTTGATGATGTGATAGTTATTATTTTCCCTGCACCGCCACTACCATTATTATGTGTATATGTACCAGACAAATCAGATGCTTGATGTTTAATTAACGTATGAGAGGTAACATAAAATTTACTAATATGACTAATAAAATCACTATTATTATTCATAAAAGTTGTATCTGTACCTGAAGTTCTTATAACTTTGAATCTTACTGGAAAAGTATCTGTACTTATATCAAAAACATATTGCTTTTGATAAAGATCAGCAGTTCTACCTTTAATTGTTTGATCTACTGTTCCATTAATAGAAAAATCTTGAAAAGCACCATTACCTGTTGATTTTTGAAATTTAAATTTAAATTCTGTTCCTTCTGTATCTCCATTATTTTTAATTTTTTGTAGTTGAGGAACACTTAACAAAAATAAAACTTGATCTGTACTAGCATCAGTAATATTAAATTGTTGACCTGTTGCATCAATTTCTACTCCTGATTGAGTGTTATTGATAATATTAGATGCTTTTTCAAAACCTGATAAAACTGGTTGATTAGCTGTTCCATTCTCAACTCGTACAGTAACATCATCAAAATTAACAGTACCATCTGCATTCTTTAGTGGAGTATTGTCTAAAAATATTGAGCGCATCCAAGCATCTGTTGCGCCTGAGATAGGATTAACAAATCCATCATCAACTAAACCAGCTATTTCTCCTTCGCTTATAAGATCTACAATATGTCCAAAGGATCTACTATTTAAAGAATCTGGATCAGTAGAAGGAGTTCGTGAACCACCTCCACCGCCTTTACCGCCACCACCAGAACCAGCAATAAATTTATCCATTAAGCCTCTATATCGTTAGTTTCAACTTTCGTTGAAATAGGAATTGAGCCGACCAAAGTTTTTCCATATACCACAGGAATTGCAGTTCCAGCCCTAGTAGTCTGTTGCACTCCACTAAAAGAAAAAGATTTTACAGGATCTGTTTCATCATCAGGTAATTCTGGTGTGGGAGTTAATAATCCAGCAACACCACTTAAAACTAATAACATACCAATCTTGCCAGACAAAGCAAACCACGATATACCTGATTTTGTTAACACAGGAGCTTTTAAAAATGCACCAAAAGTCAAACCTCCAGAAAACATAAATCCTAAGCCAATCAAAGCTACTCCAGCTATTATTTTTCCTACATTACCAGCACCAGTAACAACAGGTATGATCTTTATATCTAAACCACCACTGGGGAAATCAAGTAATTCTTCGTCAATATTATGTTCTCCCACATAAACTTTATAAAACTGACTAGACATATGTTGTTCTAATCCAGCAAAGTTTGCTTTTAAAAAACGTACTGCATCTATTGGTTGATTAATAACTGCCTCAAATTGATTTTGACCACCACAAAAATCTGCAAGTCCTCCATACACTTTTACTTTACTTAACATACCGCAACCTCTTTCCAGTACATTTTACAAGCCATTCCCCATAAAAATCCTTTGAACTTAGTCTACCTTCTATATGATGTAAAACCATCTGTTGTGGCAATAAAAATATACCAACATGATTTAAACCTTGACTATTAATAGAAAATAATAAACTATCACCATTTTTTAATTTCTCGTTGGGTTCTAACTCTCTAAAACCTGTATCTTTAAAACATTTATCAAAATATGGATTTATACGAAAACTTTCTGGGTCAGTAGGTCTTTCCCAATCTCTTAATATTATTCCAACAGATTCATAATAATCTTTTACTAAAGTCCAACAATCATGAACTCCAAAAGCATAATGCCTACCAATTAAGGGAGCTTTATAACCTGTTGGCTCAAACTCGTGCCATTGACCTAATGCAACAGCATATATATACCAAACTTTTTTTGAATTTTCGCAAGCAGTTAAATCAGCAGAACTAGGAAATGGTGTTTGATATGGATGTGAATGAAAAATTCCAACAATAGTTCCAGAATCTTCTGCTTCTGCATAATCTATTGGATCAATAATAAAATGATCATATGTATTAATTGCTATATTTTTGCATCTCTTATATCTTTTACGACCTTTTACAACAACAACTAAACCACAAACTTCAGATGGAAACATATCCTCTGCGTGTTTTTGTGCCTCAATCCTCCAATTACTCATGGAATGATCCAACACCAGGGAACTGTCTAGGTAAAACTTGTCTTGCAGGGATTTTAAAATTAGGTAAATCCCATATCGCACTTAATTCAAACTCAACAACTTCTCTATTTTCAACAGATTTACGATCAACAATAAAAACTTGAGTTCTACTTGTAGCAGCCGTATTTGCAGTAGACTCACCATCAAGAAACATAGCCAAAGTTTCTATTCTTGTTAGTTTTGCATTTAACAAATCATTACCAGATGTAATCTTATTTACTTCAATAAGTATTGTTGATACTGTAGATAACAAATTACTAACCCTTAAAACTGGTCTTGCTATTGCATCATTTTGTCCACTTTTTTGATCAAACCCTTCTGCCTCAATAGGCATTGGAGTGTAAGTTTTGCTGTTAAAAACAATAGATCCAGCACCAGCAGCGGTCATTCCAGAATGCCAACAATATGTAGTAGTAACATTATCTGGATTACCTGTGGCGTAATGTGTTCCTTCAACAAGTTCAAGTTCATATAGTTGAATTATTGCACTTGGATTAGGTTTTTGTAATTCACTAATATAAGAATCAGTCATGGCTCAAACACCTCTACAAATTCCAGTTCAATATCATTTAAATCATGTGAAACCATCGTTACTGTAGGATTTTCACAAACCCATTTACCTGTAGAACCAAATGGAGGAGTCCAATTAAAAGCTTTTGCTCCATTATTACCTTTATTTGGATCTGATAAAAAATTTAAAATATTTGTAGTTACAGTATCTGATCTATTTAAGAAAGATAAAGAAAAAGTTCTTCTTGTTGCATTAATACCTTTCTGCAAGCGTTGCTCATAGCCATCTCCTAAAGATACCTTAATTAAATTATTCTGAACAGTAAGTGTTGGTGAATAACTAGGAGATACGTCAGATCCAACAGTAGAAGAATCAAAGGTTGCCATTATGTATAAAGAATCCCTCCAGGTCGTTTTTGTTTAATTAACTCGGCTTCTATAGCAGTTCCTATCATTTTTCCAAGCTGATTTGCTTTCATTGTATTACCTTGTGCCGATGTGCCACCAGCATCAACAGAAACATTTACAACATTACCTCCACCTCCTGACGACTCAACTCCTAGCTTTCCCTGCTTGGTGCGCTTCAGCGGGAGTATCGCTTCCGACCCGGCCTCGCCCATCAAGCCAATTCCGTTCTTAAAAGGAAAAATAGTAGGAGAGTGGACAACGCCCCCTCGTGCAAATTTTTGTATACCATTAGATCCATAGACATTACCCATTGCATTTTCTACTACACCACCATCTGCAAGGTTAGGAAATATTGCCCCAAGGAGAGGTTTAATAAAAGCTTGTCTAACAATTATTCTTGCCATATCTGCCAATATTGACCTAGTGAATTCTGCAAAATTTAACTTTCCTGTCATTACAAAATTAACAATTGCATTTTCCATATTTTTAAATGCTGAAGTAACTGCTGCTCTTACCTCTTCAGCACCAGTTTTGATACTATCAAAATAATCTTTTATACCAGCCATTACACCTTCATATTCAATCGGTCTTTGTAAGAGGTCTCTAACGTCTTCAAGATTAACGCCAAATTGTTTTGATAGTTTTACAGCTTGTTGATCTAATTTTATTTGGTCAAATTTTTCTTGTGTAATCTGACCCGTTAATAATTGAAAATCTAAAAATGCATTATATTTTTCTTGTTCTGCTTTTTCTTCTGCTTGTCTTGTCTTTTCTATAAAATCTAAATTTTTTTGTAAATCTTTATCACTAAGTTCACCACCACCACCACCACCACCACCACCACCACTACCACCATCATCACCACTACCACCATCATCACCACCTAAACCTCTACGAAAAGCACTAAAAGAATTATCTCCAGTTAAATCAAACATTTCTTTGAACATTTTTCTTCTAATATTGGTTGTTACATCAGCTAAATTTTTGTCAAAAGCTAATTCATAATTATAAAACATATCAAATGTAAAGCTATTTAAGTCATCAAAAGTCCTACCCACGTTGTCATACAAATATTTTTTCTTCATTTCTCTTACACCAAGTAAATCCGCAACTGGATTAGCATCATATAAAGCAGCAATTTTATCAGCAGCGTCTTTTGTGAGAATTGTTGAACCAATTTCTTTAATAGCTGCATCTTTTGCTTCTGTATTTATTTTTTGTCTTTCGTTTTTTGTAAGCATCAAAGCATCAATTAATTTCCGTTCAGTAGCTATACCATCAACCATATTTCTTATTTCTTTTATTATTCTTCCAAACTGCTTTACAATGTCATCTGCCAAAGTTTGAAATTGCATTCCAATTGGTTTCAAAAGAGAACCTAAATCATCATTAAGTTCTTCAAGTGATGTCCTTAATCTATCACCAGCAGCTTCTGGACTTGATGCAAGAATTTTTGCATTTTCGCCATACCTTTCAAATAAAGTATTTGCGAATTTCATAAAGTCATCAAGCGTTACTTTACCTTGCTCTAATGCCTTATCTAATTCTGCTGGAGTTTTACCCATTGACTCAGCAAATAAAGTAAATGCACCGGGTAGCCTTTCACCCAATTGTTGTCTCAATTCTTCGGCTGATACTTTGCCTTTTGAGAACACCTGACTAGTTGCTCGCATTGCTGCTTTCATATCTTCAAGGGTTCCACCAGTACCTCTAATACCAGCAGCAATTGCTTGGAACACTTCTTCTGCATCTTCTACAGACTTCCCAGCACCAACAACAGAAGCCGTTAAAGAAGTAAATTGTCTAGTTATGACGCTCTGAGGTATAGCTAACTTTCTAGATGTTCGTAATAAAAACTGTTGAGATTTTGCAAATTTTTCAGTATCTCCAATAACAAGTCTTAATGCTTTTCTTTGTAATTCTAGATTTGCAGAAAAGCTCGCTATTTCCCCTGCACCTTCTCTCAATTGACCTACAAATGCACCAGCCGTACCACCTAATATTGCGCCTGGTAGACCTCCAATTGCAAATCCAATTCCAGCACCTAAAGCTCCTTCTACTCCACCAAAAATACCAGCAGAAGCAACAGATCCAGCACCTTTTGCAAAACCTGATAATCTACTTTTTAAGCCTCCAGAAGTCACAGTAGCTTTTTTCATTCTTGCATCTAATCTTGCAATGTCGGCAGTTAATCTTTTAAATTCATTACCAGTAACATCAGCCATATCACGCAAACCTAGCAAAGCATTTTTTTGCGCTCGCATAGATGAAATCGTATTGACACCAGTACTTCCTAAAGATCTTAACTCAGATCGTAATTTTCTTACTCCTGTATCAGATAATCTTTGGAAGCTTTTTTCTACTCCTCTTGCCTCTCTTGTAATTCTTTTGAAAGCAAGACCAACTTCATCATCTCCAAGTTTTTTAAATTTAATTAAAATATCACTAACAGTTGTCATTATTTTTTGCTCTCTTTATTTAATTCTGGCAAAGCGTAACTTTCCATAATTTGCAGTTCTTCTAGAATTTTAGTCCTATCCTTTATATTGTAAAGGTCAAACAAACCTCCTTGCATTAAGAATATCTCATATTTTAATCCAACGAAACCTCCAAAAGATGTTTGCCATTGTGTCTGTGCTTTTACAAACATTTGCACCGCTATCCAATTGTCTTCAAAAACCTCAAAATATTTTTCTTTTTTTTCTTGCTTCTTCGGCAGTTCTATCCCAAATGCTTGTGCGTCTTTATTGGTTTCGTCAATAACATCTTTACCTCCACCCAACCAGTACAGAACTGCCTCTTTTAGTTTTTTAATTTTTCATCAGTAAGAGAAGTGGTATATGCTTTTACAACAGCAGTAAGCCAATAATTATCTTGTTGTAAATCTTTTAAATTTTTTTCATTGAAACTAATTTCATTTCCATTTTCATCAGTTATATCCTCCCAGCCAACAATCATTTTTTGAAGCATTTTAAATTCATCATTTAATGCTAATGCTTTTTCATATGCATCTCTATCTAATCTATTAAAGATGCCAATAAAATGGTTTTCATCATATTCACCAACTTTGGTTTCGCTAGGCTCTCTTACAACAACAGGCCATTTGAAAGTTTTTTTCTTTTTTCTGATGAAAGTCATAAAGTGTAGAAATAAATATACTTCTACACTTTAGCTCTTAAATTCAAAATGTTAAGTATAGATTAAGCTAAATTCATCTCCTTCTGCCGCTGTAGAAGAAGTACTTGGTACAAGAGTGTAAGGAATATCAAGCATAACAACACCTTGCATCTCACTATAAGCGACATCACCTATATCAACTCTGGAAGAAGTAAATTGAACTTTGTTACCAGCAGTTGTTCCATGAAGAAACTGTAAATTACCTAAGGAACCTTCTGCTATAGATGCAGCAAAGAAATCTTTAGTGCCTAATGCAACGGCTTCTATTGTTGCAGATCCAGAGGCTGCCCTATCAGTGATAAGAACATCTTTAGCAGTTGATGCGCCAACCAATTCTCTATATTCAACAGTATTTCCTAGATCCATGTTAAATGAAGCTAGTGAACCTTGATGACTTAATATTTGAAAACCAGTTGTATTACCGTTTTTGAATATTAATGGAGATGCCTGATCGCCATAGGTGATTGTTGGAAGTGCAGAATCTGTTGGGGCTACATACTCTCCAGTAAACGAAAAATCAATTCGCGGGATTGCTCCTACCTCGCAGACTAACGAAAAAGTTCCTCGGCAATTAATAGCCTTATGAAGAACACCATCTACGTTGTAATGGATAGTAACTGTCTCAATACCTGTAGACATTGGCTTATAAGTAACAGAAGTGCCAGAGGCAATTGTTTCTTTCATGCCACACGCCTCTAGGGCTTTTGAGTACCTAGGGGCTGTCCCGGCCGTACCGCTACCAGCAAATTCGACTGAGAATGTGCATTCAACCTTTGTGTTAGCTAATAACTGTTCACTAGCACCAAAATAAGGTCTAACAACATCTCTATTAACTACATCACTTGATTGTGGTGTGATATTCAAATCAATAAC